GGAACCAAGAATCGTTCTGCTTCTGAGTTGTCGGCGTTATAACGAACCAAAGTAATCTTGTCGAATAGGTTACCAAAACCCACGACAAGTTTTCTCATTACTCGGTTATAGAATATATTGTCCATTATATTTTTCCAAATGGATTAATTTCTGACATATCAACAATATTGCCAGCTTGAGTATCTATGTATTGATTGTCGTAGTTTTCTTTTCTAGATGGAGCATCTAAAGGATCAAATGATGTCAACATAAACTGTGCATTACTGGAAGCTCCAACAATAAGTTGATTTTCCAAAAACTCACCAGCAATGTTGGTAACCGATAGAACACCAATTTTTGGAATCCAAGATTGCACAAGAGCTACTGCTGTAGCATTTGCTTGATACATCGTTGGTGTTTGGAAAACAATTTCTTTAAGTATGTAGTTGGTATCATTACCTGCACCAACATAAAGATTTATAGTGTAAGCAGAATCAGTAACCACAGAATCAATATCTGTAACACCAGTTTGAATGGCTTCCTGTGAGTAACGGAATTTCTCAAGTTCCAATTCATAGAAGTAAGGAGCTTGTCTACCCAACATAAAGAAGTCTTTAGTTTGATTTGTAAATTTAATTTCATATAACTCACCAGTACCATTTAAAAATGGAATGTACAATAAGTCACCTTCTCTTGGTCTTGAGAAATTATCTTGTGGTACTCTTTGTGAAAAAGACCTCTTAGACATGATGACTGACATTTGATTTTTAATTTCTAATCCAAACTTAGAGAAGAATTCTTTCTCACCACCATACTCTGTCACATTTGTTGGATAAATTTCAATTGGATATGCAGCTTCAAACCTTTTGACAGGATCTTCACCATATAATAAATCTCTAGCCACATCATTGTCATTGGGTATGTAAAAAACATCTGTACCCATGATTTTAATAGACTCAACAATAATGTCTTCAATGAGTCTTTGCTCACCTTTATTGTTGTAGTTGCCAAAGTAATGTGAAGTTGCCATATTAATTTAGGAAAAATTCCAAAGGTGCGCCATAATTTGTTTCCATTTCTTTGTGTAACTGGTCAATTTCTTTAACAGCTTCATCAAAGATGGTATCACCATTGAGTGTAACACCACCTGGTAACTGTAGGTTATTGAACTTCTTGAGGTTAGATCCCCATGAACGTTTGACTAAAGCCGTGGCATACTCTTTCAACCAACGATCATTCCATACCTGTTTATATACATCAGGATTAATATTGGCATAACATTCGGCAACTACTGTAGATCCTACTGGTGCTTCTGAGTAACCCCAAGCCCAATCGATGTAAAGTCTCTGCATATGCCTTTGGAATCGTATTGGAACTGAACCAGTAAACATCAACTCTAAAGAACGCAGGTGTTGTTGTGTTAGAGTATAATTGATGTAGGACGCTGAGGTGAAGTCATACAACTCATTCAGTCGGAGTTGGTATCTAAGGTCAAACATATTGACCGTGGCCTGTGAATCGGTTACCGGAAAGATTCTTGGAACACCAACAATTTCCATGGCATTACCTTGTTGGTCTTTGGTGTCGGATAAATCTAGGTATCTTCTATCCACATCACCCATCGTATATGAAACAACATTGGCACCAGTTGGTGTTAATCCTGTTATGTTACTGTAATATAGAATTGATTCACCATTTGAGAAGGCTTGGTTGCCTATAACATAAATGGTTGTTTTATCGATACCACCAAAAGCACCAGCACGAATAGTAGCAATAGAACCTGATGTGGCTCCAACAAAAACATTGTTGGCCATCATGTTGGTACCATAAAGGTTTGAAATATCTATATCAGAAATGATTTCAGAACCAGTTACGGACCTAATAAAATATACTTTTTGTAGGCCATCAAAATGATAGTCTTGCCAGTATTGAAGTGCATCATCAATACGGTCTTCCACTTGGTCATCGTCTACGTTAATTTCAATGACAGGAAAGCCTAGTCTACGCAGACAATATTGCTTGAAGTCATTTCTATTAGTTATTTGGGTTGCCATCCAATCTCTCCTATTATCTTGTATTTATCTAATAGGAGGATTGGTGATTGATTATAATCTGGTTACTTCTATACTGATATTTTTCTGTAATGTATCAACCCAAACACATTTGTTTTCATCAAAAACAAATCTTGGATTATTTGGATCTTCTGGTGGTTTAGACTTTATAAAAGCATCTCTGAAAACATCATATTGCATTCCTGTGCCAGCATAGTTTTTTCTAAAAGCTGGTTTTCCACTAGGTTCATTTGTAACGGAATCATAATGTATATTTTCTCTAGTGTTATAACTCGTTCTAATAAAACGGCCTGTTATGCCGTTAGCGTGTAAAAAATCATTAGCTACTGTTTCGCTTTCGTTACCATTTTCATCAAGCGTATCTTGGTTTCTAACAACAATAACACGCAAAACAATATTGTTGTCGTCTAATTCAGCATAGTGCGCCATTATTGGAACCTCCACTTAATTGCAACTGTTCCACTACCACCCGTCCCATTAGAAGGCCCAGTATATGGGTACGTGCATGTGCCCCCACCACCTCCACCGCCAAGACCAGCGGCACCAGCAGTATTATTCACAGCATTTTTTCCACCACTGCCACCGCCACCAGATCCTCCTGATCCAATACCAACCGACGCTTGGGAAATGCCAACAGTATAAGTTCCACCGCCACCGCCACCGCCTACTGTAATGCCTAAAATGTTACTAAAACGACCACTCCCACCATTTCCTCCACGATAAGGAGAGTATAGTACTGCATTGCCACCAACTGCGCCTGCACCCCCGCCCCCGCCAGCAAGTATAGCTGCGGCACCGAGACCGTCACAACAATAAGATGCAAAATAACCACCCCGAAACCCTTGTCCACTAATCCCAGTTCCGCTGTCATTAGAAAAGGTGCCACATTGACCACCTCCACTTCCACCATCTTTGTAACAAGCACCGCCGGATCGTGCTCCACCACCTCCACCACTAGAAGATATAATACCAGCAATAGAGCTAGCAGTACCTCTTCCAGCAGAAGTAGAAGCCCCGGCAGTAGTACCACCTGCCCCTACACACACACTATAAGATTGTGCAGAAACTGCAACCCCACCAGTACTTAAACAGCTAGAATTTTCCAACACCCCGCCTCCACCTCCGCCACCGCAAGCAATATTTTTTGGCCCGCCGCCACCACCAGCAACTGTTAAATAATTTATATGGTTACCGTAACCAGAAGAAGATCCTAAACTATTTACAGTAAAGGAACCTGAACCTGTCCAACGAGCAATCTTATAGTTTCCACATGTAATAACAGTTGCACCCGATGTAGTGATACACATATAAGGTGGTGATTGTGTTGTTGCACTTGCTGTACCACTATAACATCCGTAACCTTTAGAATTATGTGCTCTTACCTTAAATGTATAAGAAGTGGATGCCGATAATCCAGTAACTGATATTGGACTACTTGCTCCGGTAGCACTATTAGAACCACTTGATGTACAAACAACTTGATAGTAATCTATCGTTAATCCACCGTTAGATGCTGGCGCTGAAAAAGAAACTGATATTGCTGAACAACTTGTAGCTGACGCTGAAACCGATGTTGGAGCTCCAGGTACTGATGTGTTACTCTTACCGTGGCCAGTATTCATACAGACAGCACCTGAAGCTTGTCCAAATAATGTACGAACCGCAGAATCGTTTAGAGACAGCTGAGCACCGCCGGCACGACAAAGTTCAACGTTGATAGCGTTAAAGGAAATAGCGCCTGATGCTGGTAGTGTCATGATTTTTGTTTTTGTGGATTAATAATAGTTGGTCTGTCTGGTTCATAAGCATCAATCGGAACCACTTGCCATATTCTATGTACTTGTCTAAAATTTGGCTGCACTTTTAAATGTTCAACTAATTTCCACATATTACGATCAAACGATTCATGTGGTTCTTCATGTTCAATTAATTTCCAAATACCATGATATTGTAGGTACTCATCATCTTTTTGTTTAGGAGTGACAAGTTGCCAATTTAAATCTGGTAAATGTTTGACGTATTTCATGTGTTAGCCGTTACTGTGTTACCAGTTTCATCTACTTGTATAATACACTTCATTTTGTTCCTTTAAATTTATCTTGTTGTATCCGTCGAGGGATAAGACCGACTACAACCCGGCCATAAAATTACAACAGCTCCGCTGTAACCAATTGAAGGTTGACCATTATATACATAACCGCACCAGCAGTTATAATAAAAATTACCGCCTCCACCACCACCACCGTATGCGCCGCCTTGGCCGCCGTTTTGACATGATCTATTGGTACCGGAAGCTCCTCCGCTACCTCCTGAACCTCCATATCCAATAGAGGCTGAACCTGAACCTGTAATAATTCCTCGTGAACCATTCGTACCTTGACCACAAAGTCCAACTCCGCCGCCGCCACCGCCTGCATAGAAATAACAAGTGCCGCTGGAGTAATCCCAACGACCTGCACCGCCGCCGCCAGCGCCACATGGACCGCAAGCGATTTTAAAGTAAGTTGACTCACACGGGTTACCGTTTGCTCCTGTAGCTGTTCCTTGCATCCAACCCCATCCGCCACCAGCAGTACCAGGGTTGCCGCTGCCGTATCCACCGCTAATATTGCCACTATGTCCGTAACCGGCAGCACCGCCGGCGGCCGTGTAATTTCCGGGCCCGCCTTGTTGACGAGAATATGTGGAACCGCATCTATTATTCATTACATAACAAATTCCGTAACCACAACTGTACGAGTTGCCGTTGCAGTTTGTACCTACAGTTGGCACCGATGCGGATCCGCCTTGTCCATTGGAATTGCCACAAGAATTGCCACCAAATGGACCAATTGCAATAAAAGCCGATCCGTATGTTGAATAACTAGCTCTTATGTAACTACTTCTAAGGTGTGTATAAGATTGACTATTATAACCTACATTTATTGATCCATAAGTTCCAACTTGTACAGTATGTGATCCGCCAGATGTTACTGGCCAATTATTACGCCACATAGATCCAGCACCACCACCAGCCCAACCTCTATTCCCACCGCCGCCACCGCCAACTGTAAATGTTGAAATGCGGGTAACACCCGAAGGTGCTACCCAAGTATAACTTCCTGAAGTAGTATATGTTGCTGACCCTCTTACTGCTGATGTAGTTGCTGTACCAGTAGAAGAACTATAACATCCATATCCTTTAGAATTATGAGCTCTTACTTTAAACGTATATGATGTTGATGCTGATAGTCCGCTAACTGATATAGGACTACTTGATCCAGTAGCAGAATTAGATCCACTAGAAGTACACACAACCTGATAGTAATCTATTGCTAAATGTCCTGTACAACCAGGAGCTGAGAATGATACAGAGATAGCTGATGAACTTGTAGCTGATGCTGATACACCAGTTGGTATTCCTGGTACACTTGTGTTGGTTTTACCATGACCAGTATTCATACAGACAGCACCAGATGCTTGACCAAACAATGTTCTTAAACAAGAATCATTCAACGATAACTGAGCGGTGCTAGACCTACAAAGTTCAACATTTATATTGGAAAAAGATATAGCACCTGATGCTGGTAAGGTCATTTTAGTTACTCAACAAAAACTAATGTTTCTCTTTCAGGTTCCCAAGCATCAATAGGTACAATACGATGAAAACGGTGTAACAGATGCAAACTATCTTGTACCTGTAAGTGTTCTATTGGTCTCCATCTTTCTGGATTCCATGATGTGTCTGGCTCTTCATGTTCAACAAGTTTGTACCATCCATGTTCAAACAAAGACTCTTCATTGGCATCGTTAATTTCCATAACGTTCCAATTTCCTTCAGAGTTTCTTTTTGCGTATTTCATTTATCACTCTCCTGATGGTGGAAATGTTGGTGACATTATTGGTGGCCAAGGCATACCAACTGGTATTTGTGCTGGTGTTCCAATTTCACCTTCTTGTTTTTCTACCCATGTTTGAGTCGATTCTTCCCAACGATATTTACCTTGAGGTCTTTCAACAGGTGGTAACCAAAATTGCATCGTGTCTTGATCCAATCTCCAAGAATGATAAGGTTTGTTTTTATTCATTTCGATAACCAACTCAGTCAATTCTGGAGTTGTTCTATCTCTTACTTGAAATACATCCTCAAAACCTTTGCCGTCTGTAGTACGACCATAGAATGTATCTATGATTTGTTTTGTTCCAATTGTATAATTAATTAATTCTTGTTGGTTTCTTCTGTTGAACCAAGCCCATCCATCTGGAGCTGTATCACCAGAAATATCTAAATCTGGAAAAGCATCTAAAAAATTATCAATCACAACTGGATGACCAACTGGATTTCCCAATTCATCTACTTGTATAATACACTTCATTTTTTCCCCTTAAAATAATTATTTATATTGAACAAACGGTCTATGTTCTTTGTTATATTTTTCAATCATTGTTTGTTGAAGTTTGCTGTTTCCACATTCTAGTTCATCAATTAAAAAATCTGGATCAATTAATTCATCATCTATTGTTCTAATAGCATGAATACAAGCACATACAGTATTGTCTTCTAAAGCAGTTATTTTATGTAGATTATTTTTGTTGATGAATATGAAAGTTGGCGCAACAAATGTTTTTGTGTTTACTATTTGATTGTTATCGTCCAACATATCAACTTGAACAGATCCAGAACTCAATAAAGTTCCATGGTCATAACTGTGAGTATGACTGACTTCGATATCACCAGCTTTTTTGAAATGCATCAGCCTACTGAATACATTACTAATTGCTAACATTTTAATTTCAGGGGAGCTCATAAAATTTTATTACTTTAAAATAACTATTTATTACAGTAAATTAAGCACCAACATCAGTTGATGGGAATGTACGAGAAGATCCTGGCCAAACGATACGAACAAAACCAACACCTCCATTTGCTCCAGTAAAATTAATATCACTGCCACCACCACCACCTCCATAAGATCCACCAGCTCCACCTACTCGATATGTACCGGCGCTGCCATTATTGCCTCCAGATCCTCCTCCGCCACCGCCACCGCCAACTATATTACTAATACTACCATTATAGCTATTTCCACACATAGCAGCTCCGCCAGAACCACTAGAGGCTGTTTGTCCATAAATCCCTACGCCACCTCCACCACCTCCACCAGCTGCGCCACGACCACTAGGCGCTTTTGGACCTGATCCCCCGCCACCACTTCCACCATTTATTCCTGCACGCCCAGCAGCACCGTTTCCATAACATTGTGCACCTCCTAAACTGTTATTATTGCAAGAGTTACACCATTTTACTCCTCCACCGCCACTTGCAGTATAAACATCAGCGCCATATCCACGATTGACAGATCCGCCCTCACCGCCATAGCTTTGACCTCCGGATCCGTAGTGGTATCCTGCGCCAGATTGATATGAATTTCCGTTTGAAGAGTACACCGCATTACGTGAATTATAGTTATCATACATGCTATATGCTGAAGAAGCATTTATTTGAAAAGAGCTCACAACAGAATAGTTATTTGTATAAGCTAATCCACCACCTCCACCTCCATAACCTGAAACATTACCCGTAAATCCGTTGTAACAGCAATAATATGAGTAACCTTGTCCGCCCTGACCGCCAGCTCCAACCGCCATTGCTGAAACTGAAGTCACACCGGCAGGAACATACCAAGTATAAGTTCCTGGAGTTGTATATGTAGCACATCCTCTAACAGCTGTAGTTTATACACTTCCACTAGCAGAACTATAAGAACCATAACCTTTACTATTATGAGCTCTTACTCTGAATGTGTATGATGTGCTTGGCGATAGTCCAGTTACTGATATTGGGCTAGAAGAACTTGAAGCGGTAATACAACCAGGTGATGATATAGCCTGATATGAATCAATCGTTAAGTGACCGTTACATGCTGGCGCTGAAAAGGAAACAGATACAGAAGAAGATGTTGGTGATGAGCCAGATACTGATGTGGGTGCTCCTGGTACTGATGTGTTACTTTTACCATGGCCAGTATTCATATCAATTGCACCAGATGCTTGGCCAAATAGTGTACGAACCGCAGAATCATTTAAAGATACGGCAGCTGTACTAGAATATCCTAGTTCAATATTGATACATGAGAAGGCTATTGCGCCTGATGCTGGTAATGTCATTATGGACTTCCTACGTCAGTTGAAGGGAATAAACGTGTATTTCCTGGCCACACTATACGAACAGCTCCGCCACCTCCATATGCTCCTGCTCTTGAAGCACCTTGATGATATGCTGGTCCTCCAGCACCACCGCCATATGATCCTCCAGCACCGGACAATCCACATGTACCACCATTTCCACCATTGGTACCGCAAGATCCTCCATACCCACCTTGAAGAGAGCAATAGGCTGCTCCTCCATTTGATCCTCGGCCATATATTCCTACGCCTCCTCCTCCACCCGCACCATATCCTATGGTGGCCACAGCGTAAGAACCTGAAAAAGTACCAGGCGTGTAGGGATAAGTAGCTGCACCTCCGCCACCGCCTCCATAATTTCCTGTTCCTAATGCTCCAGCAAGATTATAAGAAGCATTACTGCCTTGATACACATGAATTCGACAAGAACATGTATAATCGCCTCTATTTGACATCAGCACGTTGATCAAATCACTCATGAATCACTTTCAAGTCATGAACCCAGGCATGAACGGAGCACAGTCTGTCCATCTTTGCGCCCTCG